GAAAGAGTTCTTCCCATACAAATTTCTAGAGGTCTATGGCGCAGAAGCTGATGACATCATTGCTGCACTATGTGGTGAGTTGGAGTTTGACAACGGTGAGACACTGATCTTGTCTGGTGACAAGGACTTCATTCAGTTACAGAAATATCGTAACGTCACACAATACAGCCCAATCACTAAGAAATTTATCAATGGTGTTGACCCAGATATTTATCTGAGTGAGCATGTTCTAAAGGGTGACAGCAGTGATGGTGTTCCTAATGTGCTATCCCCAGATAATACCTTTGTAGATGGTCTTCGTCAGAAACCCCTAAGTAAGAAGAAGATTGCTACGATGGTTGAGGGGGTATTTCCGAATGATGAGGTCAAGCGCAATTACCAAAGAAACAAGACGCTGATTGATTTGAAAGAATCACCGCCTGAGTTATTTTTGGAATGTATTAAAGAATATAATGAGTCGCCAAATGGTGACCGTAGCAAACTACTAAATTATTTTACACAAAAGAGGTTACGCAACCTCGTTGAATCGATAGGAGAATTTTAATGGTAATCGACACATACACACTAGGTTTTGCAGAAATCTTAACCAAGGTTTCCAAAATTAAAACAAAGAAGGAAAAGGTTACTTTTCTGAAACATTATCAGACAGATGCTCTTCGCATGGTCTGCAAGGCATCCTTTGACCCTAAAATTGTTTGGGAACTACCAGAAGGCGATGTTCCTTATAATCAAAATGATGCACCAGAGGGAACGGAACATACTCTATTGTCGCACGAATCCAGAAAGTTGTATCATTTCATCAAGGGTGGTAATCCTACTTTAAGTCGAAACAAACGTGAGATGATGTTTGTTCAGATGCTTGAAGGACTCCATAAGGATGAAGCAGAACTTTTGATCGCCGCAAAGAATAAGGTTCTACATCAAAAATACAAGGGCCTATCTGATAACGTGGTCAAGGAAGCATTTGATTGGGATGATGATTACAGACGTATCGAACAATCTGACTATCCTCAGTCTAAGGGACTAGCCGCAGGATAACTTTTTTTGAGTTTCCTTTAAAATCAATGACTTAGCATGTACGATTTTTGTTGACAATCCCTGTTCTATGGTCTATACTAAGGTATAATGAGAAAACAGAGAGAGATTGATATGAAAAACGAAATGAACACCCTGATTGAGAACATCAAAGAAGATTATCTTACTTGGACCACTGGTTGCGCCTATGCCAAAGTTGGCGGCACTGGTGAATTGGACGACATCAATAAGGAGATGATTGCTAGGTTCAACGAGAAAATCACCTACAAGACGGGTTCCAAATACATCAAGGTATTCAACGAAGGTGGTAGTGTTTGGGGTTTCGTTGTCAACACCGACAACGACAAGAAGTTCAAGAAGGGCGACATTCTGAAAGCCGCTAGTTGGGCTTCTCCTGCTCGAAACGCTGCTCGGGGTAACATCTTCGATGGTGGTTACACCATCAACTGGACTGGCCCCCTTTACTTAATATAGGAGATTGATTATGAAGAAGATTGCAACAATCGCTATTGAAACCATGTTTATGTTAACTCTATTTGCGGCGGGGTGGTTTGCCCTCGTCGTACTTTAGGGGTTGAGATATGAACTACATCAATGTTATAGGTTCCACGAAGAAGAAAAGGGCACTTGTTGAGAGCGCCGTTATTTTCTGCATCAGTGAGTTGATGCCTCGTATGCGAACCCTTGAGATTGAACTTAACCTCAAAAACATTAAAAATGAAGAGGTTGTTGGTTGGTGTTACGAAGGTGAAAATAAACGAGACTTCTACATTGACATTGATAAATCCTTTGATAATGAAGAACTGGTTGAGACTGTGTGTCATGAAATGGTTCATGTATGGCAGGCTGCCACACGCAAGATGAAAGACCTTGATGGATTTCGTAAAATGTACATGGGCAAGGTCTATGATGAGACGACTGCATACGATGATGAGCCTTGGGAGATTGAGGCATACGCCATGCAGGGTGAACTGTTGGAAAAATTTAAAGAGGAATATGTGATATGAGTAAGATGAATAACTGGATGATGGACATCGAAGATTTCTGTAATGGATACTTTTATGATAATCATTCCGATGGCAACAGCTTCACCATGAAGGAGGATGACTTCACTATCGAAGAGGTGGTTGAGGATGTTGGGATGTACTTCAAGAGCAACGAAGCAACTAAGTACGCCAAACAGTATCTCATCACACAAATGGGTGAGATGTAATGAATCCACTTGAAGCAGCAATTATTGGAATTATGATTGTAATCCCTCAATCACAATTACCAAACACACCTGACAGGTCTGCTGAGTGTCTCGCACTTAACATGTATCATGAGGCAAGAGGTCAGGGTATTGCAGGAGAGCTTGCTGTTACCGCTGTCGTATTGAACCGTGTTAATGATAAAAGATACCCTAATACCGTCTGTGAGGTGGTAGAACAGGGGCCTACACGAGCATCATGGCAAGACCCGAAGATTAGGTTCCCTGTTAAAAATAGGTGTCAGTTCAGCTGGTTCTGTGACGGCAAGAGTGATACGCCTCGTAATAAAAAGATATATAATAGGATGTATGGTCTTGCAGACGCAATTTTGGACAATGAGATTTCCTTCCTAGATATCACTGGTGGTGCAACGCATTATCATGCAGACTATGTGTCACCCGCATGGGCAAAGACTAAGACGAAGACTGTAGAGATACAGGATCATATATTTTATAGATGGGAAAAATGAGTCACTTTAGATTTATTGAGAAGAACATTGACGTAAGTGATATTCTCGCTGATATCAAGGATGAGGATTGGGCTATAGCAGGATCACTACAAGGTGCTGCTGGAGATACGAAACCGTATGGATTCCTACCCCTCACAATGGCCGCAGTGAAGAACGCTGATGATGACCCGAAGAAAACTGAGTTACAACAGAACACTCCTATGTACTACCGTTATCCCGGTATCAGAAAATGGTTGAAGTCTTATAGGTTACATCGACATTCACGGGCAGCGTTCTTTAGATTGAAGCCGGGTGAGACATTGGGGAAACATATTGATGAGGGTGACTACTACCTAACACGGGACAGGTATCATCTATCGTTACAGGGCACATATCTTTACACGGTTGAAGATGAATCTCATCAGATAGACCCCGGCACATTTTTCTGGTTCGACAACAAACGAACACATATGTCATATAACAATGGTGATGTTGATCGCCTGACCTTTGTTTGGGATGTTCCAAAGGGTAGGAGAAATCCATGATTGAAATTTTTGATGATATATTGAATGAACTTGATTCTTCTGTGTATGATCAGATGATTTCAAAACTACAGTGGAGTTATGTGCCTCAACCAGTAACCCCGCCTCTAATTAACCATCATTGGTATGCAAGTGGAGAAACCTTTATTGATGATATATTTGAAAGCCTTCTTAATGCAACAGAATTAAGGGGTTTGGATACAATTAAATCATCATATATTTTAGCACACACACATGGATTAGAACAACAAGCACACTATGATGCTTGTGACTTTACCATGATATATTATCCAAAACTAAATTGGCAACCTGAGTGGGGTGGTGGTACGTTAGTTGAGGATACTCTTGTGCAGTACAAACCTAATCGCTTGGTGATGTTTAGTTGTGATCAACTACATCAGGGACAACCCATTTCTAAGCAGTGTTTCGAACTTAGACCGATTGTCGTCTTCCAGTGTTATGCTGAGAGTGCAATGGTAGAGAGATTATCATGGCAGAAATAATATCACTGACAGACTTGATTGAGACTCGATTGCGTAAAGAGCAGGAGATAGAATATTATCAAGAAACCTTAGAAAGATTACAGAAAAGGATTGGTGAGCTGGGTAAGGAAGTCAGCATCACTACTCTTATTATTGATATGATTGAGAACGAAAGGGTCTTGACTTTAGATGAGAAAAAGGGTAAGATACTACTATTAGATGATACAAAGAAAGAAGAATGATGACTGAACTTGAAGAGTTGCGTGACGAAATATCAGACTTAAAATCTAAGTTTGAAGCATTTGCAGAACCTTGTGCGATTGGTCATGAGCAGTTGTGGGAATTAGTAAGGGGCTTGCAAGGATTACCTGTTCCTAATGGTGTAAATGATGTGGATTTGAGGGATTTAGTATGACTAAACGTGAAGAAAAAATTGAAAAAATTGTTAAAATGATGACTTACATTCGCCAGCGTGACTTCCGCTTTACTTTTGGTGATATAGATTTCGGGTTTGATCCTAATTGTCCAAACATGAAAAACCCAGGCAAGGGTTATAAAAACATTACCAACGATGAATATCGCAAAGCTTATAAGATTTTTCACAATTTACTAAAATCAAATCTTGTTAAAAATCTTCCGGCTGGTCATATGGAGACTGATTTTTCTAAAGGAACATATACTGGCAATTTCGGAGAGACTTGTTATTATAGGGAATGGAAAGAAGTATGAATATATTTTACCTAGATCGTGACCCCGTTATTGCTGCACAGATGATGTGTGACAAGCATGTAGTCAAGATGATACTGGAGAGCGCACAGATGCTCTCTACTGCTCATCGTGTTCTTGATGGTGATGAATATGCTGAGAAGATGGGGCTATACAAGTTGGCTCATAAGAACCATCCTAGTACTATCTGGGTTCGTTCCAGTGAGTTGAACTATCGGTGGTTGTGGGAACATTATGTTGCTCTAATGGATGAGTACACCTATCGTTATGATAAAACACATGCCACATCCAGATTGCGTGATGCTTTGGATAAAACACCAGATAACATGCCCGCTATACAACTCACTGATACTCCTTGGTCTGCTCCACCCCAATGTATGCCTGATTACTGCAAAGGTGATGATGCAGTGCTTGCTTATCAAACTTACTATATAGTTGAGAAGTCAGGTTTTGCAAAGTGGAAACGCAGAGATATACCGGAGTGGTTCAATGCAGAGAGAGAGTTATTGGGATTACATGGGGCGACGAATGCGTGAGGAAAGAGGTCAAAGATACACATATATTTCATCTACTATACTGGATGAATTGTATTGTAGAGTAAAGGCATTGGAGTATCGTGTATCCCAACATGATCAAGATATCAATGCGTTAGATTGGGAAATTCGTGGAGAAGACGGTGCTTACGAAGAACCAGAACAATTGGAGTTATCTATATAATGCCTACATATATATTTCGTGATGACAAGACGGGCGAGACTTGGGAAGATATGATGTCAAATTCTCAACGTGAAATTTATCTTAAAAACAATCCAGAAATAAATCAGGTTCCCGGCGGGTTTGCTACTGTTGGCGATCATCTTATGGGTGTCGGTCCAAAACAGGATGGTGGTATGACAGAGAACCTTCAACGGATTGCTGAATCACATCCCGGCACCCCTCTTGCAGATCGTTATGGTAGCAGTACTACCAAACAACAAAAAACTAGAGCTGTGTTGAAAAAACATGGTGTCGTTTAGTATAAATAGAATTGATGCGGGCGAGAAATCAAACTTCAGCACTGCTGCACAGCGGCAACGGAAGCTGGGAAGTCAATCCGCCCATGCATCAGAGGGGGGTCCAATTGGAG